CCAGTCGATACATCTAATATTGCACCCCAACCTATACCAAGATTATAAGAAGTGGCACAATCTTCCCCAGCATTAGTACCAATAAATACATTTTGGGTATCACCACTTGCAATTGATGAACCAGCATTAACTCCAATAGAAATATTATCCTCTGCTCCAGAAACATCAGAATTACCAGTTCCAATACAAACATTTTGGCTACCAGTACTTGTTAAAACAATCTTGCCAGTAAGAAAAATATCGGCAATAGTTACTATCCCAGCAGAAGTTGCTGAAAACTTTCCTACAGTTGTTGTTGCACCAAATGAAGCTACTTTTACATTGTTTGTAAATATATCAACAGAATCATTATCTATAGAAAGATAGTTAGATAAATTTGTACCAAACTTTACCTTACCATCAATACCAAGGGGAGAATCATACCATCTTCCACCTAGTTTTGAAAATAATTTAGCTCCTAAGTTTGTCTGCCTTACTTGTATATCACCATCACTGCCCTCTGTGGGATTTGGAGCACCAAGCTTATTGCTAATTTTTGGTCTATTAGCACTTCCCCACTCTAATGATCTTGCTTTGTTATGTTTTCCCATTATTTAATTGGTCTCGGTCTATATAGTATTGAAATATCTTGTATTTCAAATGAATGATCTGTAGCTCCTGCTATTTTAAGAGATAATGATTTTATTCCAGTTAAAGCTCCATCACTAACAGTAAAAGCAGTTGTTTGAAGCCCTCCACTTGAAGCAAAAACACCACTATCAAAAGCTTCTGTTGGAGTTGTATCTCCATCCACTCCAAATGTCATGGTTGGAACAGTAGAATCATCTGAAAAATAAGTAACATACACTTTAAATATTTTCTTTGTCTGTGAAGGAAGCCCAAAGTCCATATCTTTTGTTATATATGTAATTGTTTGATCGCCAGTATCAACAGCTTTATCATGATTATAATTAAGTATATTGTTATCTCCTGATTCATTACTAAGTATACTTAAAAATCCTTTTGAACTTATAATAAAATTTGAATGACGCTGATTATTAGCATTTGTAATCATATCAATACTTTCAGTCCATGACTGTGTCAACATATTGTATACCCACGCTTCCAGCCCATCAGCACCTCCTGACGAAGTTGCATCATCTCCAATATTTTTAAGTACAATAATACTTTGTGAACGTGGATCATAACCAACACATGGAATTTCAGCTGCCTGAGCAAGTGCAGTTGAAAGTGCTTGTGCACATATATTTTCATCTAAACCCCAATCAGCAACATCAAATTTTCCACTTGTAAGGGAAATGACCTTCTTCCCATCATAAATAAAACATCCATGTTTATTTGCAAATATAACTCCAAATGAAGTTGTGAATACTTGGCATGGATTTGACACACCACAATCTCTAAATGCAGCTTCAGCATAAAATTGTGCTGGATTAGAAACATTTATTACATACATTGCATTTTGTTTAAATTGCAATATCGTATCTTGAAATGCTGCTAGTGCTATAATCGGAGAACCATCAGATGAAGGAGAATCAAATGTGTTAAACTTGGGAAATAATCCAGGCTTTCCTGGCATTGAAAACATCATAGAATCAGGCATATGCTTACCTTTAAAAGTAACATTCCCAATGAAGACAATTCCTTGCTGACCAACAACAACTGTTGTATATCTTACAGCATGTGCTGTTGGGCCAGCAGTAGCAACACCACCAGTAGCATCCTCTTGGTCATGATCCCTAGAAGAACTATAAACTTCATTTGCATAATATCCATTTAGTGAAGCATATGTATATACTTCTGGAGGATTTACAAATATTTTTCTGGAAGGATCAGCAAGATCATGTATATTACCATCTAAAGTCCAAGGGATAAATGAAGAATCAAGTGCACCCTTTACACCATCAATCAAACTAAGTTCTGCAAGTAAATATCTTTCAGATGTTCCAGCTGCCTTAAAATATACTCTTGCACCTTCAATTCTTTTGTTCCCACCAAGAGGAGCTGCATTTGTATGATTTAAACTAGGATTAAAGCGTAATGCATTATCTGAAAATTCCTCTATTCCAATAGCAGTAAGACCAGTTTCACATCCCCCATCAAAAAGCCATGAAACATAGAAAAAATATTTTTCATCCCAAGTCCCAGTTGCATCTGGCACTATACATACGTCTAAAGCACCAGCTAGCGTAGCACTATCTGCCATATCTGTATTTTGAATACCAACATAGGTTACAGGAGTAGCAGCTTCATTATCATAAGTTGGAGATTCAAGAGCTGGTGAACCTTGTACCCATCCACTGACAGTTTCTTTTTGATCCTCTCTATATACATATATTTTTGCTTTAGGTGCACGACTTGTACGAGCATGAGTTGCATCAGCAACGTACACTCCATTACCAGCAGCATATATAATATGTGCAACATCAGTATTATCAGAACCACCTGCCACTGTAATCCAATCAACTGTATTAGTTCCATCAGAAAGATCGTTTGCATCCAAGGAAATAGTATCCGCAGTTAGTGTAATGATTTCTTGCCCAGCATTACCCGCAGCATCAGCAGGGGCTGTAAATTGAAAAAGACCATATCCAGAACGACCTCTATCATCTGTAGCACCACTAACAGCTATACTATTATCAGTTTGTTTGCAATCGCCAAGTAATTTTATTCTACCAATATTAGAAACTGTAATATTTTTAGCTTCTTGGCATTCTTGATCTGAAATATCTCTTGGAGAAGACTTCTGATTTATACCTCCATGAAATTGAGATAGTTGATATAGCTTTTTTCTGCCACCTGCTACTTGAGGTAATGGTTGAAACCCACCAGGAATAGCATTCCAATTAACAACACCTGTAAATGGAGTAGACCCTACATTTGAAATAGAAGGAAGAGATGGGAGCGGATTTAATTGTACATCACTTCTTTGTGTTTGTTGTGCCATATTAAATGACTCAACACCACCACTAATTTGTTCTTTTATATCAGTAGATAATTCGGGAGCATCTTCTTCTGTAGTTTGCCCCATAACAGCAGCTGCTAGTTGTTCAAGTTCTGCCTGCTCTTCTGGTGTTATAACACCATCTTCCATAAACTCTTGTTTACGCTTTAATATATCTGTTACATTTGGCATATTTAACCTATATTAAATATTATTGGATTATGTATTCTCATTTTCCAACTGCTTTACGGATTGCTTTTTTTGCTACAGTCCATAGAAGATCATCCCATTTAGATGGGCTAATTGCAACTGCTTTATCTACTGCAAGTATTGCGATTATTACGTATGACCAGTTGTTTGATAATAGTTCTATCATTATTTTAACTCCTTTGTTATTTTAATTATTAAGTATATTAATGTGGCAATTCCCACACCTAAGCTTACTATCTGTGGAAGCCATCCACTAATTGATAACCACCACCCACTTACACCTGCTCCTGTTGTTTTTAATGTGTCTATTATTGATGCCATTATTGTTTACTCCCACTAGCCTTCTTAGTATTTTTATATCCTATATCTCTAAAATCATTAATAAGACGATCAATAGCCATTGCCTCGTCAATCTTTTTTTGTATCTTTGGTTCTATTATTTCATGAGCCTCAAATTCAACAGGGACATCTTGTCCTTCACCTTCTTTGTAAAGCCTATTAATTTGTTTCATTACCGTAGCTTGAACAGCTTTAGGAAGACCCAATGCCTTTAATCGCTCTTTATCTGTCACCTTTTCCCAACCCTCAATAGGAAAATATTTATTATCAAATTCATCAGTAAAGCCATAAACATCAGTTCCAAAAAATTGCCTTTGCCTCTGGGAAGCTTCATTTAAACTATCCCTAACGGACTGAGGAGCATTAAATCTTTGGGCGTGTGCAAGCTCTGCTATCCAATCTCCCATATCTACAGCAAAAATAGTATCTGGTTTTTCTGGAAAATAATCAGATTGCTTATGATATGCTCCTCTTCTTGGTGTGTGACCTCTAGCAATTTTACCTTCTACAAGAGCATCTAAATCAGAATAACCAACAGTATAAGGCATGCTACCCTTTTGCCATTCTTCCATTATTGTACTATATGTTTTATCTCCTGGGATATTAAATTGATCTAAAAATTTAGTTAATGACATAAGAGAATTTATTCTATCATGAGCAGTCTCAGAGGATTCTATCTTAGAATCTTTCAATCGTTGAAGAGTCCTTTGTTCTGCTAATGGATATGCCATATTATTTCCCCCCAATATGGTATTTTCCGCCTTGTGATCTAAAAAAAGCTTCATCTGGAGAAATTGTACCAGAACTAGTAAATGTACCTGGCTGATCTGCAAAAGCAGCAGCTTCATCCCATTCTGGCTCTAATTTGTCAAGCTCTCTTCTTATTTCAAGTTCTTCAAATGCGTCCATATCTTCAGCATCAAGTCTATCACGAAGTTTTTGAGTCCTTGAATCTGGATAAGTTCTATGTTTAGGTTTTGTAGAAGGATACTGATAGGTTGAAGTTCTAGGCATAGTCTCTGCCATCTCAGGCATCTTCCCAGCTACACCTTCAAGTTTTTTAGTACCTTTAATAGCCTTAGCACCACTCTTTACAGTCTTTATACCACCAGCTGCCAAACCTAGAAATGGAATGGCTGATAAGGCAGACATTGCAGCCCCACCTAAATCACCTTCAGTTAAATAAAGCATTGTATCTACAGCATCAGCAATATTGCCAACCGCAGGTATCATCCCAGCACCCGCTAAAGCTGTATGTACTCCAGCCACCTTATCCGCAGCTTGTGATTTTAATCCATATACATCCACCATCGTAGCATCTGACTCTGTTACTTCTGGTGCTATCATTTCTGCTATTGTCCTTGCCATATTATTTCCCCTGTATAAGTTCACCCCATAGGGATGTTTTGCCATTTATAATTTGTATTATATGCACAGTGAAAAAGCCTTTATCATAGAAGTCAACGATTGCAAATGCATGACTCCAGTTGTGCATCCTTCCTTGTAACCATTCATTCTTCTCCGATTTCATGTCCTTCAGACATCCTATACTCCACGCTGACTTCACCCCATCCAAGTGGGTAACAGACGACTGTTGTAAATCGTGGTGATGCCCATACATTATATTTGCTCCCAGCTTCAGCAAGTGATTCCTCGTATGACTGATACCCGCAAAATGATGCCCATGATATAGAGCCAATTTCCCAAGCTTCATGTAAGTCCCCGCTGGATGATACGTATAGCCTCTTTCTTCTAGTCTTGTGCATTCTTTAAACCTATATCCTTTCAAGTATGGATGCTCATCAACAAACCTGTTCATCCAGTCATCGTGGTTGCCCTCTATCATATGTTTCTCTTTGCAATTAACTTTATCGAGAGCTTCATCTATTATATCCATCCCCTTATTTACATCCTTTATATCTTGATCTATAAAAGGAGTTTGATACTCAAGTGGAGGTCTTTTCTTCTTTCTCCATTGCCAGTGAGAAGCACCTTCCCATTCTCCCACATCACCTATATCTACATATATGTCAGGCTTTACTATTTCTATCGCTTGACAAACACAACTTATTGCTTTTTTATCCGCTAGTGGGAAATGCTTGTCTGGTGTTACTATTGCCCTTCTTACTACATTTTTATTCATATATTCCCATGTTATACATTAATCTCCAGTTATTGAAAATGTTGCTGGTAATGCAGTTACTTTAGTTATTACTGGTGGCATATGCCACAATTGAACATGATGTGATGATTCCCCATGATATATATATGCTGT